GTGTTGCTGCCTTTTGAACAGCTTCAAGTTCGTTCTCATCTACAGCAGTAAAACCAAAATCAAAATCTAAATCGTCTGTCATTCAGCTAATGCTCTCATTCTTTTAACTAGTCTACCGGCTCTATTTGGAACTTGTCTATACCAGTTTGAGTCAATCATTTCATCTGCAGCTGCATTCCAATCACGAGAATCTACGCCACGCTTCATACCTTTAAACTGTTTAAGTCTTGGACGACCCATATTAAACATCATATTTGCAATGATTAACTGACATTCCTCTGGAAGTTCATCAAAGTCTGGATATAATACTTCGCAATCGGCAATTACTGTTTCAACATCTCTATTAAATGCCTCTGCAACTCTATCTTCTGAGACAGGTGTTCCAATCTCTTGTCCATATTCTGGATCAGTATCGATAACCAGATGGCCAATCCCAAAAGTAGGGTAACCAAGATGATCATTATATATTTCATATTTCACTCCTTCATCAACTTCAAGTTCTTTTCTTAATTGATCTATATTCATACCGTGCCTCCTTTAAATTACTATTTATAATAAAAAAGGCGGGTAAACCCGCCTCTTTTTTTAATGTGATAAGTAGTCGTTTTCCTCGTCAGTATAAGGCCACATTACTTTTTACCGTAATATTCTTCTATGGCTTTATCATTCATCTCTTGAAGAATTTGTTTAAATTCTTTATTTTGATGAAAACCTAAAGAACACAATTCGCGTGCAACACGTTTATTAGCTGACATTTGCAAGCCGAATTGAATTCTTTTAAGTGTTTTTTTAAAGAAAGACGCTACTGCGTCGCATACTTTGCATGTATATGCATAAGTTGCTGTTAAAGTTGTCATTGATTTCCTCGTTAAATTATGTTATGTTAATTGTACGAGGCTGCTTCTCTTTTGGTAGAACCACTTCTAAATTGACAGTTAGTATTCCATCCGTTAGATCTGCACCAGTTACTTCGGTATATTCCGACAGTCTGAATGACTTAGCAAATTTACGTGCACTAATTCCTTTGTGTACGTAAGCATCTGCTTCTCTACGTTTATCTCTATTTCCTTCGATGGTCAGGATATGTTCCTTCACCTTAATTTCAATGTCTTTTTTCTTGAAGCCGGCTACAGCCATTTCGATAACATATTTGTTATCTTCTTCTCTTACGACATTGTGTGGTGGGTAACCATCGTTTGCATGCATATGTATATCTTGCAATGCATCGAAAATGTGATCAAAACCTAAAAAAGCGTTCCTTGGGAAAACAAAGTTTCCAGTCATAGTATCCTCCTATTAAGCAAGGTTGTTGTACGGACCCGAACCATTCGGCATCCTATAATATATATAATACTTTTTTTTCAAATGTACATAGCTTTATCTAAATTTTTTTTAACTTTTTCAGTTCTTGAATCTAAATAAAGCATTAGCGTAACTCTATATTCATCGGTATAATTAAATACATTATGATAATGATATGAATTAAAGATGTATGCTTTTCCAGCACTTAACTTTTTACGCCAAATCTTTTTAAACTGTTCTGGTTTGTAAAATCTTTTCGATGGATCAAAATCGTCTTTGTGGACAACGCAATATTCAAAATTATCAGGCATTATTATAGGAACCTGACACGTTAGTTGCCATTCGGCTTGTCCATGTTCTAATACGTGACTATGCCATAATAATGATTCTCTGGGTGCAATTCTCATTATTCTTGCACGAAAATTATCACCACCTAAATTAGATATCAATTCGTAGTAATATGGACAAACTTTCTTCAGTTCAGTTATATCTGATGCTGAGCTTTTACCTTCATGAAGATCTGAGTAAAGTTCACCTCCAGAACTAATTAAACAAATCCCAGACCAAGCGTTTGCATATTTTTCTTTTACTTCTAAATAATTTGTTTTATAATTTTCAAATGAATATCTTTTTTCTACTTCTTTATATTCACTCAATAATCTTTCAAGATCTATATCAACATTAAGTTGTATGAACGGAATATCTCTTAAATTCATATCTTAATTAAATTTTTTTTTATATTCTTTTTCAAAAGATTCTTCTCGTATCCATGCTTCTTGATTATACCAACAGCGTTTAAAGTAACTGTCATAACAAGAAAGTGCTGTTTTTTCACTGCAATTTAAATGACCTTTTACTAAGAAGAATATACGATAAGCTTCTTTAATTTTATTTCGATCCATTGCCGATATTATATTTTGGACATAACTCCCATTGGTCTTTATCTTTAAAAGATATAATCTTTATCTGTCTTAAAGGCGCAATAAGATCTAGTTTGTCTCTATTTTCAATTGTTAATAAACCCCAATCACTCATCAATGTTGCAATAGTGTTTCTTCTTGCCACATCATTTTCTTCTAAGTTTGATTTTTTACCATCAAGCAAAAACAATTCTTTGAAGTGTACAATAAAGTACCTTCCTTGTTTATGAAGTATGTGACATGATTGATAGAGTTTATTGTCTTTACGAGATGCAACACCTATTCTTGTTAGTGTTTCTCGAATCTTTAAAAAATCATCTGGTTCATTTAAAGTGACTTCCAGCATATTGCTTGGATTCCACTCTATAATATTATTTTCTTCCACCTGTCATTACCTTACGTTTCAATTCATTAATCTGATCAGTTGTTAGGATTGTTAAAACTTGGTGGGCTTTTTCATTACTATACCCATAATATTTTTTAACTACATCCAAATCACTTATCTGTTCTGGTTTAAACCATTTCGAAAACCTTTTACGTTTTCTAATTATATTTATAAAAAAATCAAATTGTAAACGATTGTCAAGGTGGTGGTTTCTATTCATTTCATTTGCAGCTAAAACCGTATCTGGAAAGTATGATAGTTGCCTATTTATCATAAATGGATTGTAAGATTTTTCAGCAACATCATCTACCATGATATCTTTTTTAGTATAATTTATTGCATTGGCATATTCAAATGGATTCATAATGTACGTTTTTCTACTAAGTTTTGCAACTCATTCACTACTGGCACAACCGTTGCATCCCACCATTTCACAAATGCATTATAGTTATTATCAAAATACGATTCTTGTATAAAGATTTCTATCTGTTTACAATCAAAAGCAAGTGTTGGTGGTATTAAGCTATGTGCTGATAACAATTCACACATAGCTAATTGATTAACAAATTGATTTATCATTTCAGCTTCCATTACATATCCTTTGTTATTTTTTCTGCGAGAGCCATACCCATAGTCCAGCCGAGATGACCAGCACCACTGTTGACCCATAAACCTTTTACTTTACTTATTATTGGTAACATATTTGGTGTCATAGGTCTTAGGCATGCCCACTTTTCATAATCATTTTTATTAACAAAAGTGTTTTCTTTTACCCAGTTAGATAAAGGTTTAATTCTATCTTCTCTTATATCATGATCCCAGCCGGCAAGTTCCGCCGTACCTGCAACTCTAAATACATTATTACCAAAAAGTGAGGCCACAATTTTTCTATCATCATCAAGTATTGATATAGTCGGAGCCTCATAAGCATGTTGATAGGTTATAGAATATCCTTTAATTGGATATATGTTTAAATTTGGCAAGAATGTTTTTGTGTACGCACCTGCACACACTATAACTTCATCATAATCTTTTTTAAGAGTTTCAATACTTATTGCCATATCTCTTGGATTTGACCAAAAGACTTCATTTTCGTTACGAACAATTTTATTAATACGAAAACTATAATTGTATTTTTTATCGGAAAGCATATGAGTATGTAATGAAGTACAAAAAGCGTGTATATCACCAACTGAATCACCTTTTGTAATAGTAGCACCTACCACGTCGTTTGATTTAATATTGTACTTTATGAGATTTGTTTTTGTTTTAACTCTACCCCAACCAGTATCTTTAAATCTATCTAAAGTTCTTTGTGCATTATCCCAAGATTTTTGATTTTTATATATGTGTAATATACCACAATCATTATGATGAAAGTCAATGTTTATTTCTTTCATTAACTTTTTAAGCAATTTACGAGATCTTAAACTATATTCAATAGTTCTACGAGTATTATGATCATACTTATTAGTTATGGTTGCACCAATGAAACCAGCAATCCATTTAACTTTAGACCAAGACCAATGATCTGGTCTAAAAGCAAGTGGTGCATCAGGTTGGGTTAACCATTTGATTCCTTTGACTATATTACCATAACTGTTCCATACTTCTGCATTACAAACAGAAAGTTGACCACCGTTTGCATAGCTACATTGCTCAGCAATACCGTTAGGATCAAATAATACTACTTTATGTTTTTTTGCTAAGAAGTAAGCAGTGGTTACGCCGGCAACACCACCACCAATAATAGCTATGCTCTTTGTGCTATTCCCCAATTTTCAACTCCACCGATATAATTTTCATAATCTAATTCAGCTTCAATATCTCTTTTCTGAAGTTCTAATGTTGGAACTTTATTTAAATGCGTATTATTCCAATAAACCTGAGGTACTGTTCGATGTCCTTCTTTTTTTAAGAAGTCTTTAGCAAATAAGTCATAACTTACGTTAATTTCTCTGTATGAATAATTCCACTCTAAAAGCTTTTTTTTCAATACATTACAATATTGACAATCATCTTGAGTATATAAAGTTAATTTAATTGAATTGGACATCTGACATTACCTCCGTTAAACATGCTACTACGTTAAGTTCGTGATCAGCAACAAAAGCATTTTTGTATTGATAATCACCTAAAATTAGAACCAATTGTGGTATAGATTGTGGTGCTACCTTTTCCGCCATTCTATTATAGAGAGCTCTAAATATTGCTGCTGCATCTGTATCTATATTATTTACAACCCAAGATCTCATC